CAGCAATCTGGCGCTGGGCCACAGCCTCTTTGCCAAAACGCAATTCTTCGTTTTGCTCCATCAACTTGACAACATTGTCACGAATTGATTCGGTTTGCTTAGATTGCTCTTCGTTGATCTTGTCTGACAATGCAAGCGCCGCAGCATGTGTGGATGCCAATTCTTTTTTGCTTGTAATAAGATTTTCGGTTGCAATCAACTCTTCAAGGTCTTGCGTGATCTTGATTTTCTGTGCATCGCTAAGTGTCAATGTCCCAGCCTGAATGTCTTGCATGATCTTCAATGCAAGTTTTTGGGTGCTTGAGAGTTTTTCTGTCCCCTCTTGCTCCTCTGCAAGTGCCAGTGTCTTGTCGCCAATCTCTTTAGTGACCTTGTTGTAAGAGTCAGATTGTTTCTTCATTTCCTCATTCAATGCAGCAGTGGTCAACATCTCCTCAAGGCTTTGAGTGAGCTTGATCTTTTGCGCATCATTGAGTTTGAGCGTGCCATTCTGGATGTCTTGCATGATTTTCAATGCAAGTTTCTGACTTTCTGACAGTTTTTCTGTCTGCTGCTGCTCTGCCAGCATCACGCCAGTTTTGCCTTCAATATCATTGATAAGTTTTTCGTAGTTTGCAATCTGCTTTTTTTGTTCTTCGATGGCTTTCTTTTGAGCATCGGTCAAAACATCGGATGCAGCAGCAGCCTTGACAGTGACAGGCGCGGACTGGCGCAAAAGGCGTTCTGTTTCGGCCTGGGTTTGATTCAAACCAGCCTGCTCTTTTTCCAGTGCTTTGTTGGCATTCATATATTTTTGAATGCCAGTAATGGCAGGGACAGCAGCCGCTGTGATAGCCAGAATCGCCAAGGCAATGGGGTTGGATGCAAAGGCCAGTGTGAGGCCCACAACAGCGATTTTGAGGGCTGTGAATGCGGCAACCGCTGCACCTATGCCAGCGACAATCGCTGGGCCAGCCAAGATCGCAGCAAATGCCATCAGAGCGACCTTGTTCTGATCGATGAAGTCGGTGAAGTTTTTAACGACATCGCCCAATCCAGCCACCGCAGTTTGTGCGCCTTGCACCGCTTTCATCAACAGCGGCCCCGTCAATTCATTGTTAATGGTGCGAAACAATGAGTCCCAAGAATCGCCTAGGTTGCTGATCGCGCCATCGAGCGTCTTGGCTCTGGCATCCATCGCGCCAGCAAAGTCCACATCGCCAATGCGCCTCAGATAGCCTTCAATTTCGGCTGCGTTCTTGCCAATGTTGGTGCTTATTCCTCGGAAAGTGAAAGTTACACGATCACCCTCAGATTTTGAGCGAATGCCAAACTCTTTCAGGCGCTCAAACTCGCCTGTCGCTGCATCGGCCACAGCCTCGATCATTTGGTTGAGCGATTTGCCCATGGCGCTGGCCGTGTTGCCGTAGCTGCGCAAAGCAGCTTCAGACGCATCTAAGCCCATCGCCTTCATCTTGATGAATGCCGCAGTGACCTCTTGCAAAGAAAATGGAGTGGTGGCCGCAAAGTTGGTCAGCAGCGCAAAGGCTTTATCAGCATCTCGCGCTGATCCTGTGACCGTGACCAGGCTGGCATTGAGTGTGCCGAACTCGCGCTCGACAGATACCAACTTGCCAGCAAATGCACCAATGGTGACACCAGCAAACAACCCACTGACCGTGCGCATGGCGGTTTGCACTGACTTTTCGATGCTGGCCATGGCCGAATCGACAGTTTTCCGTGCGCCAGCCATGTCCTGTTGCAGTCGGACAATGTTGGCCGCCATTTCAATCGTGAGTTGTCCAACTGCTGTCGCCATGGTTTACCTCTTAGCCTGTATGAATGCTTTCAATGCGTTGGTCACCTTCTTACTTACCACATCTCGGTCGAACTCGTTAACCGGGTCACCAAAAGGTGGTGAGCATTCTGGTTTCTTGCTTTCCTCTGACTGGATCAGATACCTGCGCGACATCTCGCGCAATACCCTAAATTCCCAAGCCTGAAGATCAATCCCAGTGCATTCTTGCCAACTCAGAATCTCCCTTGATGACAGCGGAATTGGCCCCATACCGCCAGATTCCACCACCCCAAGGTCGTGCCAGTAGGTTATCACATAGTCAGCATCACCGACATCAGGAAATCGAGGATTTCCACCATTGCGCTCAATTTTCTGCGCCCTGGTCAATTGCTCGGACTTTGTGTCTGCTGAAGCCACAGATTTGCCCTTGTCGGGCACAGTTGGCACAGCGTTAAACCATGCCAACTGCCTCGCATAAAGGATCAGGTCTTCGCAGACTGAGGCGTAAAATTTGCCCAGTCACTGATCGCCTTGTTCACCTGTTCTGTGATGAAGCCAATGGATGGGTCGCTGTACGCCTGCTGGAACATCTCCATGCCTGTGAATTCTTTGTACCCAAAGCCATTGAATGAGACAGTGCAAGAGGCCAGGAAATCTGAGTCCAGTTCGCGCTGCTCGTTGTCCTTCATCTTTTTGCCGCCCTTTTTGACGAACTCAAGAATTGCACGATTTCGCACTGCTGTGGCTTTTTGGAATGCCTTGGAGCCTGGGCCATAAACAGTGATGCTCAACTGCTTGCCTTCGGCATCCAGCAAAGCCTCACCATCGACAGCTTCCAAATTTACAAGGGCAGTTTCTTTCACTGCCAGGGCTGAAATATCAAACATAGGTAACCTTTCGCGGGTTGAAAAATTGCCCGTGCTGGAGACAGCCTCACCCCGCGAAAGGCGAGAACTGTCCCCAGTCGGTGCGCGTTTTGCCATTACTGGCGATTAAGCAGCCAAGGATTCAACGATGCCAACACCTGCGGCATTGGTTGTCAATTCCAGAGTGCTGGTGGCTGTGGTGATCGAATCGACAGAGCCGACACCAACTTTGAACGACATCACTTTTGCTTGGAAAAAGTAACGGTCGCCGCTTTGGGTTGTGACCATGAAGCTGTAGTTGTTATCACTCAGGCTGGCAGCCTTCATGATGATCTGGCCAGCGTCATCGGTGTCCAGGCCCAAAGACAGGGACATTGTGCCTTCGTTGAAGGAACCCTTGAACTTCTGTGTGCCGCGAGTGCCTACAGGGTTATGGGTCACCAAAGCAAACTCACGGCCAAATTCGCCCAGGTCGGTGATTTCACCAACTGTGGCAGGCACTGGGGATGCAGTGAAAAGGGTGTTATAACCCGACGAATCAAAGGTAGCGGGTGCAGAGGATGTGACTTTAAGTGTCGTCCCTGCTGAGGTGCGGACTGTCATTTCAGTTTCCTTTCAAGGTCAAAGAGAGGGCCAACAGGGATGCTGGCATTTTTTCCATGCTTTCGCATGAAACCGTTTATTGATGTCATTCGTAGTACATCAACATGTAATCAACAGACTGGGTAAAAACACCAATCTCATCATCTTTTTCAATCGGGCCAAGCAATTCGACCCGGCTGCTGATAACTGTTTTTCCGGCAAAAACCTGCTGAAGTTTGAAGTCCATCGCAGACCGTACAGCCACCAAGATGCTTTTCACATCACCGATGGATTTTGCAATCGGGTTGATCTGGATTCTAGCCCGAGCCATCTGTCTTTCCGTAGAAAAGTTCAGATGTGGCATTGGAGTGGCATCAATAATCGTAAAAACGATGGCCGGAAATGCGCTGTTTTGTGGCAGTTGGCCCATGGCCCTGCGATCACCAACCAAGGCAATCACGCCAGCATTGTTCAGCATCGCGGCCACGATCAGTTCTGGATTCATATTTTTCTGATCTCCGCAGCCAGTCTGGTTGACACATACTGTGCGAAAGTTGATACCGCCTTATCGCTTGCACCGTCAAAAGCCCTGCGCATAAATGGCTGCGGCTTGATGCCTGGGTGAGTCACGTTGTTCACGATCACGTTTCCAAACTTGACCGCCTTTTTCTTGCGCTTGCTTATCTTCCCAGATTTTGAGGTTTTCGGGATTTTGTAGGGTTTGCCCACTGATCGGCCTGTTCCTGTGTAAAAACTGGCCGTGCCAAATTCAACCATCCTGGCATAGTAAAGATCAGTGCCGACATTGACAACCACGCGCCCTTTTTTGACGTTGGTTGATCCTGTCTTGATGCTGCGCTTCAAAATGCCATCATCCACTGGGGCTGCCAGTCTTGCTGCATCTCGGTAAACATTGGCCCCGGCACGAATTGCACCTCGCATGATGTTTTTCTCGATGCGCACGGGCAACTGTTGCAGCATTGTGTGCAACTCTTTCAAGCCCTGAACTTGGAATTCATTGGCCATTTATGCTGCCCTCGGTGCAATCAAATTCGATGAACCTGCGATCCTCATCCACATCGCGGCTGGCGCTGATGTTGAAAAACCTGCTGCCATAAAGAATGCGCCAAGCATCCGCCTCAAGTGGTGGCATCAGGGTCGCGCTGTATCGGACTGTGACTGTGTGAGTCAAAACCGACTCAACCACCATGGCCGCATTGCGCATACGCTCTTTGCCGCCCAATGGCTTGACCTGCGCCCAGACCTGCGCGATGGTTGTCCAAGAATCCAATTCTTGGCCATAACTGTCTTTTGTCGCTGATCGACGCTGGATGCTCACTCGCTTGTCAAGTCGCCCGATCTTGTCCATGTCATGGCCCCATATTGATGCGATAGGGAGCCATCAGATATTGCGCCATCACGGGGATTTCGTAATTCTGCTTGCTGCCGAGCGCACCTCGGTTTTCGTACAGGTCGGTGATCGTCAGCAGCATGGCCTGTTTCAGCGCCTTTGGCATCTCATTGGATACTGGGCTGGTGTCGCCTGTGTAGCCTGCCTCAAATGTCACTGTGACAGCGTTGGGCTGGTTGCGCACCATTGGCCATGTCTTGCCATAAGCCAGGTTGATTTGTGCAGGCTTGCTGAATGTGTCGAGCGCATAGTCAGCCGACGAAATGGTCTGCGTTGCGCCGTTTGCGTCCACATAAGTCACACTAGTGATGCTGTTCACTGGCCATGTGCCCAGGTTGATCTCGGCTGTGGGGAAATAGTCCAATTTCATTTGGAAATCGTTAACTGCCACAGTCAATTCGGTGAAGTTTTCGACAGCCTCGCGTGCTACCGTAATCAAAGCCGTGACCAATGCGTCATCGGGATTTGATGGTGGTGATCCTTCGGTGTCCAGCCTCAAATGAAGCCGCGCCGTTGCAAGGCTGACAGGCTCTGTGGTGACAAAGCCAATCGCTTTTACTTTTCTGACGGTTTGAGCCATTTGACCTGATCCTCAAGATATAAGTTGGCCGCATCTTGGCCGACCCATTCAATTAGCAATTTTCCACCATTATCGCGTGTGCCTGTGAATTTTTTATCGTGCCCCATGCCAATGCCTTGACGACCTGGCAAACCCTTGATGCCGACCACCTTGTGGCCAGCAAAAATGTGCCTGTCAGAGTGAGCCTGCCACAAAATGTGGTCGATAAACTGAATTCCTGGTCGGCAAACACTTCGCAGTGTCTCAATGGCCTGCCCCCGCATGGCCGTTGCGCACAAACTGGCGTGCGACATGTTTTTCATCTCGCGCCCGACTTTTGTCTGCACATTGTAGTACCTGGCGCAAGATTCACCAACCAATTCGGCTTTTTTCAGCTTTTCCTCGACTGTTTCCAGCCAGTCAGGAGCATAAAAATCATCATCCTCGATGATGACCAGGTTTTCGCTGTTGTTGATGACCGCAAGTCCTGTCAGCAGGTTTCTAGCTTGTGTGTTTTGGCCAGGTTTCCAGAATGGCTCTGGCCTGTAGATCTCCATATGCCAAATGCCATTTTGTGGCGTGAAGTCGATTTTTTGCTCTTGCTCACCATCATCGACGATGATCCAGCGCACCTGGCCTTTGTAATTCTGCGCGGCCATCAACTGCCGGCAGATCGCCCAAGGCTTTGGTCGGCCCCCTGTGGTGGTTAAAAGTGTCAGCATTGAGCAACTCCAAAAACGTGCAATGGCAATTGGCGAGTGCAAAAACCTGCCTCGCCATGATCGTTCAATTTTATTTCGATGTGACCAGCGTTTTCGGTGGCCACGTTTTTAAATCCGGCATCCTCAAGCAACAGTTTCAAGCCGCTTGGGGTGTATCGGTAAAAATCATCAGGGAATCCGTGAATCGGAAAACTGGTCAGGGTTGTGAGCACAATCCAGCCACCTGGCTGCATAACCTCGCGCAGCTTGGGCAGTGCCAGCCATGGCCTGGCCACATGCTCCAAAACCTCTGAGCAAAGCACTCCAGAAAAACGTCCTGTCCAATCGGCTGGTGGGTTGTGTATGTCCACCACCTGATCGACACCATGTCCTGGCTGCATATCAATGCCTGTCCATTGTCCTTTTGCCAGATCTCGG